CTATTTAAAAATGTTATGTTGAATTGCATAAAAAAAGAAGCTTACCAAAGCTCCTACTGATAATCCTATATACCATTTTAGGACAGATACAAGTTGCTTTAATTGATCACAAAGGTTCTCAATTTTAGTATCTATTTTAGATTGATTTTGTTCTATCTTATCAATTCTTTTTCCATGATCATTAAGCCTAATATCATGTACATTAATTTTTTCTTCTAGTCTTTTATGTTTTTCCTCGCAAACTTTTAACTCCACATTATACCTCCATTAAATAAAACACATCTTTTGTATATACTTTTAATCTATAGTCTTTCTTATATTACAAATATTACAAAAAAATTAGAGCAATAGAAATAATATCTATGCTCTAATTTTTTGCAATAAAAAAGACCTATTATGGTCATCTAATTTATCTTTATTTAGTTTTACACATTGTTAACTTAAATTGATCATCACATAAATCTAGTATTTTATAATCATTACAATTGTATTTGATGGATTTATTATTCTCATCTGTATCAATTAATTCAATACTATCTATAACTTCATTCATGTCTAATTGAAAATCAGTTTTCCATATTCCACTTTCATCTTTAGACATAGGGAATTCTTTATTATTTAAATTTTGGGTTATTATATTTACATCATCTGCACCATATTTATTGTACCAATTTTTTAATTCAATATTATCTATAGGTTGTCCAAGATTAATAAAATTTGATTTAGTTGAATAATAATTTAAATTTTGATTGATTAGACATCTATATGGATTTATATCTTCAACATACCATTCTGTAAACATAGTATAAGCACTTGTATAAGTCATTTTATAAATCCCTTTTTCTAAGTTGTTAGCTAATAAATACCATTCATTGTCTTTAGTTGGTATATTGGATTGTATTAATTTAAAATCTTCATCATTATTGCTTTTTTCGTATAAGCTTACTGGTTTAGGTGTTGAACCACCACCATCAGTATATTTTTGACCATAAGCCCATATGTTACTCTTTTGATGTAATTCAAAAATTATTTTTCTATCTGAATTAGTAGGACTAAGAAGTACCCCATATCCTGTATGTGTATTTAGATTACCATCAAATAATGTTTCTATTTTATCAAACCTATTTTCATCATTATAAAATAAAAACGTTATCTTCCCTTCTTTGCCTAACTTTTTAATATTAGGTTTTGCTATTCCAGACATTATATCACCCCATTATATTTAAAATGAATATTTTATATTATTTTCATTAATACTTCAAATTTACTATTATTAATTTTTTTTATTTCATCTGATATTTTGTAATTACTACAACCATATTCAATATACTTTTTATCATTCTCTTCTATAAGATTTATATTATATTTTATATCATTTAAGTTAATGTCGAAAGACTTGTAATAATCTTTTTCTAGCTTTGTAGGTATCTTTTTACTATTTAGTTCTTTAGTGAGTATAGATATATCATTATAACCATATTCATCTATTATATTGTTTAGCTCTTCACTATTATCTATCTTTCCTAGATCTATATAATTATTATTTATTGAGTAATAGTTACTATTCTGTTTTATTAAATATTTATTATATGTCACCTTAGACATCATACACAATTTACCAATACATAAATAATGACCACCATTATTATCAAAAATATTTATTTTATATATTTTATAAGGAATATTGTTATTAAATATAAATTCATTATTACGCATTAATTGCCAATTAGTTATATCTTTTCTAGTATCTAATTTTTCCCAATCTAAACCATTGTTACTTCCTTCAAAACTCCAATTTTTAGGTGACGCTGTGTTAAAATCTCCACTATTCCTCGGGCAAATTGAATATTTATTTATAATTATAGGCTCTAAAAATTCGTAACTTAACCAACTATTTTTATTTGTAGTAGCCCAACAATCATCACCATCAACACATGTATCATTAAAAGCCTTCCACGCTTCCCATGTTGTGCCGTAAGTGGTACTAGCTTTGCATTTCCCAATTGGAGTTGTATTACTTGTCATTTTAGGTATTAAATTTTCAGTATATTTTATTTCCATTTTATCACTTCCAATCTATATTCTAAAATTATTTTATTTAAAATGAATATTTTATATTATTATCTTTATTCCTTTTTCATAACTATCCCAAACTTGCCACCATTAATTTTTTTAATTTCATCTAATATTTTATAATGATCACAATTATATTGAATATATTTCTTATCATTTTCTTCAAATAACATTATATTATCTTTTACATCATTAAGATTTATATCAAATGACTCATAATATCCAGTATCTTTTATCTTAGTAGGAATTAATTTATTATCTAATTCTTTAGTAATAATAAATGATAAATCATCATATCCATAATTGTCTAATAAATCATTTAATTCATCCTCTGTATCAACTTGTCCTAAATTTATATAGCTATTATTTATTGAGTAATAGTTTTCATTTTGCCTTATTAGATATTTAAACTTTTGTAAAATAAAAAATTGATCATTATCATTGTTATCAAAAGTACCTTCAAATAATTTATTCCACGCTGTACTACTATAAGATAACTTTTCATTGCTTATATATAATGAAAAGTTTTTTGCACTAAATCCACCTTCACTTTTGGAACCAGTTTTTATTATAATGTCATTTAATAACTTATTAGATGAAAATATTATATAATGAGGGAATGAGGAACTTCTATTTGTTTGCCATCGTCTATTTCCTGCATCTTCTTGAAATGCTCCAGTACCATCACCAGTATACTCATAAGAATCTACTGATACATATTTTAATTCTGTATTTGTAGTCGAATTTTGAATCTTGGATATCATACATATGTTATATGGACTAGGATATATATTATCTATTTTTAACATATAATAATACATATAAAAACCTCCTTTTTAATGTATCTTGTATACATTCCCATACACTAATATCTATACTTCTTTAAATAGAACTTTACAATAATCACTATTTTTCTTTAATACATCAATAGGTCTAAAAGGTTCACAATTGTAAATCATTTCACATTTATTTTTTTCTAAATCATCTGTATATACAAGTAATTTAACTTCTTCTAAGTTCTTAAATTTACTCAATAATAAGTCTTTAGTTAGTATATCAATGTCATTGAATCCATTATTATTAAAATTATCTTCATCTAATGTTTGTGATGGTGATAAAATTATTTCTATATTATTAATTGTATAATATTGATTCTTTTCCTTTATCAAATATTTATTTATATTTATACTTTCCATCATCTCAATCTCATCTATACTTACATATTGATCACCATTATTTCTTGAAATATTTAACCTATAATATTGATATTTATTAAAATTTTTGAATGTATACTCTCTTTGTTCATTAAGTTTCCAATTTATTTCATTATTTCTCGCATCCAAAATATTCCAATTAATATTGTCATTACTCCCTTCAAATGTCCAATTTCTAGGTGCACTATTTATATATATATCATTATTAAAATGTTTAATTGTATATTTTGATATTGCTCTTTTATTATTTATGCCAAAATCTATTTTTAGCCATCCTGTAGAAATACTATTTCCAGCCACCCAATATTCTTTAGAATCTCTGTCAAAGGCATGCCATGCTTTGTAACCATTACCATAATGAGAACTTGCTGATACAGTGATTCCATTAACAGAATCACTAGTCATTTTAGGTATCAAATTTTCAGTATATTTTGCCATATTTATTCCACCTCACTTATACTCATAAAATCATTACTAAAAGGTATTTCAAATAATTTACCATTACCTAAATTCCCCTTATCAATTCCATTAATATCTTGAGTATCTATAGTTTTAGTTAATGAATTTAAATCATCTATACCATAAGTTTCAAAATCACTTTGTATTAATGTTTCTTTTTCATTTAATTCAGTTATAGGTTGGAACTGACCACCTTTATAAAATTGAGATTTCAAAGAGTAATATTGATTGTTTTGTTCTAATAAATATCTATACTCTGCAATATTTTTTATTATGAAATTATCATAATACTCAACAAACCTACTATAACTATTTGAATTTATCTCAAAAATCAACTCTTCTCCAAGAGAATCCCAGTTTGGAATATCACATACTAATAAAGGTGCTTCTTCATTATCAATAAACATAGATATATTTTTTTTATTTTTGTTCAATAATAACTTTATATGCAAAATTTCGCCTACTGAATAATTGACAGATACAGTTTTTAGTAATTTATTAGTATAAGCCATTGAAAACTTAGTTCTTTTAGATGAATCATAGTTATCTGCTAAATAAATTAAAAAACTATTAATACCATCGCATTGAATCATATTATACCTATTGTCTCTTATTGGAGTTTTACTAGCATTATAAAAACCCACATATGGTTTATCAGCTGATGAATAATGATTTCCTATTGTATAATCGAATTCTATAGAAAGACCCTTATGACCTATTTTATTCTTATTTATTTTAACTCTAGGATGAACATAAGCTCCACACCAGCTTCCAGTTGCTGAAAATTTTAATTTTCCATTTTCTAAAATTACATCATACCCGTTTAAAGTATTAATTTCCCATTTATTTTTATCTAATACCGCTCCTGTATCAAATGCATCCTGAAAAATTATTCCCAAAAAAATCACTCCAATCTATTTAATAAAATAATTTAATAGTTAATTTTAATATCTCCACTGAACTTACATTCTACTTGCAGTAATGTATTACTAGCGTAAATTACTTCATACAAATCTTCTTTAACCTGTTTCCATCTTCCAACACCATCATATTGCAAATCTAGTTTATCTATCTCTTCAATATCTGTTATATTGTCCATACTAAATAAATAAGCAAATCTTATCTTTTTAGTAGTAACTAATTCATTCCAGAACACATCATTAATAGCATTAAAGGTAGCAATATTCATCCCATTTTTTCTTACATCATCCACATTTAAATTAACATTTACCCATTTTTCTCCACTAAAAGTCTTCCACGTATTACCGCTATCTACACTGCAAACTATTCGAATATTATTACCGTTAGCAGTTAATCTAAAATAATCTATATGATCTACATTGCTTAGATTCATATCACCTTTAGGAATAAGTAAACGGTCAAATGGGATAGCCTTTGTTTTTAATTTTTCAATAACTCCATCTTCAAATGTTTCAAAACCTTCTATTTTTTTAAATAATCTTTTATCCACATCAACACTATATTCAGTGAAACTTTCTGCATCTCTAATAACTTCAAAATCACTTATATGATTTGTTTCTAAATGTGCTTTACCATCAAAGGTCATCATTCTATTGTCATTAAAATCATTACTTTCATCATTAGTAAATTCGTTTTTAACTGATATTAAATTCTGTGTATTTTCTGTATCATATCTCAAAACATTCACACGAGGCACTTTAAAATCTACTGTGTTAACAGGGATGTTAACGATTCTAGGTGTTTCGGCACTTCCCACTATACCCATTTTAGATATTTGTTTCATCCCTGCGCCAACTATTTCTCCTGCATCTATACCATCAATAGTTGTAAACTTTCCTGTTTCCTCTGAATAAGCTACTAATTGTTTATTTTTCTTATTAGTAACATCTACATCCTCTAGCTCCTCAAATTTTGTAATTCTTTTATCTATTATTTCCTTTTGTATTTTCTCACTTGACCATCCAGTTTTATTAGAAATTACACTATCATCTAAAATTATATCCTTGTCCAAAGTTACATTAAAAAATTCACTCATTAAGCCACCTCCTATTCACTGATAACTAAGTGAAAATCTCTAACTGCAAAATTATGATTTTCTGCATTTTTAGTTATTTTTACATATATACCTTTACTTTCACTCTGTTTTATACTATCTATAGTTAAAGAGTCTGTATAATTTATACCATCAAAAGACAGTTGTATTAAATCATTACTAGGTGTTTCAGTGCCTATTTTAATATTGTTATAATCCTTATCTCCTATATTTTTAATTGTTATTAGCTCTTCTAAATCTTCGAGCATAGCAGGACTAACATTAGTTACTACATTTCCATGATATATAATTTCAAAATTGTATGGACTAAATACCCACATATCACCATATTGTAACTGAAGAACATCACTAGTATATATCATTTTTCCATCCATATCTTTAAATGTAAAATATCCACGCATGTTGCTATCTATAAATACTTTACATTCCATATCTGAATTAAATAATCTAGTTTTAATTAAATTATTATCTAAATCATATAACTCACATAAAGTATTTTCTGGGAAATTCTGAATAGTTACATGGGGATTAGCGTAAACCTTATAATTATTTAATATAAAATCTTCATCACTATACTTCATAAAACCTTGCTTTGTAAGTGACTCTGCAAATTCCATTCCGCCCATGTTTGTATAACTTTTACCATCATTACTTGAATAAGCTTGTATATAATTATCTTTCTTAAGTATTTTCCAATATCTATTTTGTTCATTTGATTTTAAATCCTTAATACCAAAAATATGATCGCTATTCCCTAAATAAAGCATGGAATAATCCATATCTTTTATATCATTGAAATTTTCTTTTTCAACCTCAATAACAAATTCTTTATAATCAAATTTTCTTTCTATTTTATTATTACTTATTAGTTTTAATTTACCTGTTTTAATATCTCTAGTTATATTGCTTTCTCCCGCAAAATCAGCAAAAGAAGAAGCCAAGAAAAAATTCTCAGCTTCTAATAATCCATTTTTAACTTGTATAAGTTTCATTGAGATCACCTCTAAACTCTAGGCTGCATTATATAATCATATGGTACAAACTCAACTATTTGTATATCTTTAGTTCCTATACCATTTGCTAATAATGTATGTGCTTCCTCTAGTGCATCTTCATAACAATTAGTAGCGTAAGATGTTATTTCACTTCCATTTTTATCTGTTTCATGGCCGTATGGTAATTGGGCTAAGGTTTTATTTTTTAATATTCCCCACATCTTTTGTCTAGTTTTTTTAAAATCTATTGTACTTGTTAACATACTATCTACCTCCCAAATATATTTTTCTTTTCAAAGTTCTGTGTTTCTATCATGTAATTTCTCTTACCTTTTAGTTTATCTAAATCCTTCATAATATCACCATTAGCTGCTACTTTATTAAATTCCCTTTCAATATCCATAGCTTTCGGATTATGCCAAATTGGTACCAAGTTAAAATGATGTTGTTTTAGATAATCTATTAAATTAGCTATAAGTAATCCTATAGCTTGTAATCCATTTTCAGTATTAAGGAAGTATACCTTTTCAGCCTCCCACCTAATCCATCTGTATGCTCTAATATAATCTACATTTGGACTTGATGTATCTAAAGTATACCAATCATAAATCAATTCCATTATAAATTGGATAGATTCTTTACCTGTGCAACTTAACCAAGCTTGCGTATTTTTATGCCATATCATTATTAAGATATTTATTAAATCTAACATTATTTCAATACTAATTGTCATAGGTGGAATGTTATAATCCACTCCCCAATCTTTCCCCCATTCAATAGGATGATTATTAAATCTTAGATATTCATAATCTAAATTATTTAATAGATCATTATTATATATATAATCTTTATTAGGAACAATTAGCCTATCCGTTGGATTTGTAGGTTTTAACCACCACCATCTTTTGGTCATTTCAATAAACTTATTTTTATTAGGTGTATATATTTGTCTTATAGCTCCATTATTTAAATATTTATTACTTTGTCTATAAATTTGCCATATACTTAAATTTAATAAATCTCTTTCTATCTGCTTATAGATATTAATTATAGGGCTATTATCTAAATATTTTTCGTTATGTTTAAATATATTAGTTGTATATTCCCTATCTAAATATCTATTATTATATTTAAATATAGATCTTATAGCTTGCCTATCTAAATACCCGTTGATACTTTTATCTATAAATTTAAATACATCTTTATAAAAATATTTTTTATTATGGTCTTTGCATATTTCTTTATGCGCTATTTTATTTAATGCATTTTTAATTCTATATTTTTCTATATCCTTTAGAGCTATATTATACATTAACATGGTTTTATAATTTCTATCTATATCTTTTAAATCTAATATTTTTAAATTATTTATACTTGTATCTATATCTATTCCAATTATAATATCTTTGTTTAACATTGTTTTATTACTTATTTTAGCTACTTCTTTTAGATTGGATCTATCTATAAATCTATATTTATTTTTATTTATATTTTTAAATCCATGTTTCTCAACAAACTTCAATTTATCTATATCTATTTCCTTGCAATAGATTCTATAAAGATAATATCCAATATTCTTTTCTATATTTATATACTTCTCTAGTTTTAAATTTTGTAAAGATTCACCTTTAAATATTTCTTTTTCTACTATTAAATCTGTATATATACTTTTGAATTTATTCAGTTGTAGATTTTCTCTATCTATAGATAAATTTATTAAATTATTAGCTTTATTTAGTTGTAGAATTTCTCTTACCAATAACTTATTGTTATAACATATAGATATATCTGTATTTTTTCTTACATCAAGTTCCTTACTTGTTATTCTATTTATACTTATATATTTTATTTTATCTAAAGATATAGTATTGTTTTTATTTACTTCTTTATTTCTTAATTCTAACTCTTTTTCAAATTCTTTTTTTATATCAGTAATTTTCTTGGATATATATTTATTCTTTTCTTTCTCTATATTATCTTTAGGTTCTTTATAAAATAATTTATCTCCTTTAATTTTATCTATTTCACCCATTGTTTCTTTGTAAAATAATTTTTCTGTAGTCTTTACTACTTTTTCTGTAGTATCGTATATAAAAGTTCCACTAGAAAAAGCATTGTCCCCTACATATTCAAAACTACATAGGGGTATTTTATGTAGGGGCATTTATACCACCTCTCTTATTTAGTTGTTTTATAACATCTAATAGCAACACAATAATTTATATTAGCACTATTGTTTAAGAAACAATATGGCGCAGTAATTTTAAATTTCTTATAATATTCTTCCTCTTCTGTATCTTTCTTATATGCTAATCTATCTGTATCGTTTATTGCACTGGCATCACCTACAAGTACATTAATCATTTTACCTCTTTCCATATCAACTGGATGTACAAGTGTTATATCTGAGAATTGATGTTTTTTATGATTATATCTACTACCTTCTACATTACATTTATCCATAAAAGGATTAGTAGCATAAAAAGCTGGATAATGTGGTTGATATGGCATACCTATTTTATTAGCTATCATACACACATCTGTTACTCCTGTTGCAGTTCTTTCTCCATAAACCTTTGAATAATTAGGTTCTATATCAGAAGATACAGTTATACCAAAATTATATTTATCATCTGTATAAGCTGAATCTTCTACTGGCTTTAAAGCTCCAATATAAGCATAAGATGTAAGATAGTTTTCATAAGGATGAACATCCGCAGATGGATCTCCACATAATACTAAATTTATACTATCTTTAGTTACATTTATCCAATATTGAACGGGTAAAAAGTCTTTTATTTCTGGTTGTAATTTTCTATACCATGCTAATCTATAATTATATTCAGCTTGTATATTTTTAGATATACCTAGATCTGTTTTATCTGCGTTTAATTTATCTGATATTTGCAATTTTATATTGTTTATAGAATTGCTTTTAGTCATAGCACTGACATAAACATCGTAATCACCACTTTTACTCCATCTATCAGAAACTCCAGCCATCATTTCTAATACTTGTGCATCTGTTCTACTAAAACTATCCCCATTGCCGTTATAATAAGTATGCAACTTATTAAAGTCAATTAATGCCTTTTTTTCTTCTTTTGTTAAGTCCGCTTCTTCTCTATCTATTTTTACATAAAACTCTTTTCCATAGGTTGTTGTTGCTTTTATAATACACTTATCATTTTGAGAACCTACTGTAAATACAGTATCTACTTTATCTGTCTTAGAGTTATCTTTTATAAGATTTATTGTACTTCCTTCTCCTGCTGATCCTATTTTATTTATGCTATCTGGATAAACTAAATCCCATTTATATATACCTGAATTTTGTGTTATTTCAGTTGCTAATGTTTTTACTAAGTTTTTTACACTTGTATTTCCTTCAACAAAATAAAAATTATCTGTAGCCATTTTATCTACCTCCTGTTATCAATTATTTATTTAAATTTGTTATTTTTAAAGTATTTAAATCCATTATAAATATCTCTTTTAGATCCTTATTTGCTCCTAAATTAATATTAAATTTTTTAAGTAGTTTATTACCATAAGGTCTATATTGATATATTTCTAAAGTTACAGGCTCTTTTAGTTCTACTCCATTAAAATTCCTTATACTTATATGAAGCTCTCTATTTTTGTACCCTTTAACACTTATTATTTCAGGATTTTTATTTGTTTTATGTTCTCTATAATCAAAATTAAGATAAAATCCATCATATGATCTATTACCAAAGTAAACTTCTTTATCATCTATCTTTCCATGTAAATCTATGTCTGCATCTGTATTCTCTTCCCAATTCATTACCACAGCTATATCCCATTCATTATCTATATCCTCTATGCCTGGTGGTGGCTCTACTGTAATACTAGAATCTTCTCCATCTATATACTCTAAATCCACAATTATCTGTCTACTATTACCGCTTAAATTATGGGAAATAAAAGAAATAGGCGTATTAGCATTTACTTTATAGAATGTGTTAAAGTATTTATGCTCTCCTATTTCCTTGGTTGTTGCATTATCTATTATTTTCATTTTATTAACTTCTAAACTGTATCTATCATCCTTTTTCCAACCTGTCTGATTAAAATGTAGTCCTGTAATATATATATCTTTATCAAATTTAATTTGCTCTTTATAATCATTTTGTATTGCTGGGATATCTAATAATATACCTTTCACCTTTTGAATGCCTTCAATTTTTCTGTATATAAAAGTATCAATTTTTTTCTTTAGCGCTTCATATTGTACACTTGGCAATAAATCTTTTAACTGTTGTAGTAAGTCTTGTATATTATTAGTATTTATCTCTGGATAATTAGTTCTTATATTATCATCTATCAGACTTAACAAATGATTTTTTAAATCTTCTGTAAGTTCTTCAAAATTAATTATATATTTAGGTAAGCTCAAATTAAGCACCTTCTTTATATTCAAAGATTGAACTTGTATCATTTCTTGGATAAACTTGAGCTGTTTGTGTTATCTTTAAATAAGGATTCTTAATATTAAATTCATCATAAAAATGTAATACACTTTGATATAATTCTTCCAAAGTTACAATTCTATTTTTATCTTTATCAGATTTCTTAGTTTTAATGCTTTGTGTTAATGCCCATGTAAAAGCTCCTGAAGGATTAGGATTTCCATTATATCCAGCGCTCAAGTCACCAGATGTTTCTGAACCTGCACTAGCTGTTAAAACCTTATATCCTTGTTTATTTAATGTTTTGTCTATACTTCTAAGTTTCTCCTCCACTACAGCTAATGTATATGCAAAATTTTTATCTATAGCAAGTCCACTGTGGCAAGTATCAATAAATATTACCTTAGTACCTTTTATATCATCCAATATTGTTTGTAATTCATATACTGTTATTATGTTATCTTTTGCCACCAAAGCAAACTTATCTTCATATACAGTACCATGCCCAGACCAAAACAAATAACTAATATCATTGTCTTGTGCATCTTGAAAAGTGCTTTTTATTAAATTTAATGCTTCTGATTTAGTCTTATTTTTTGCAACTATATTTTTTGTAAATTTAGCACTTTGTTTGTGTTCTTTAAATAAATTAGACATATTGTCAGCATCATATGTGCAACCCATAAGGTTATTAGCGCCTTGTAAAGTATATTCACTTTCTCCTATAGCTAAAAATCTATAGTTTTTTTCACTAGTGGTAGGTATAGTAGGTGTAGTAGGTGTAGGTAAATTACTATTTTCTAATATATTAAAGTCTACCCATAAAACTTTATTAGTTCCACTAATATTATTGTAAATAAATTTAACTGTGCCATTTATAGGATAAAATACATTTAAAAATTTATGTTCACCATATTCTTTAGTGCGTACACTTTCAAATAATTTATCATTACCTACTTGTAAATCCCAGCTATCTTCAAATCTCCAACTAGATTGAGAATATGTTATACCTGTTATTTGTCCATTTCCCTTAAATTCTATTATATGCTGTCCTTTTACTGCAGGAATCTCTAGCATTTTCCCATAAATTTTCTGTGTGCCTGATATACCTAAATTTCCACTTAAATTATCTAACTTTACACCTAAAGCATTTAACGCATTTATTAAATCATTATAATCTACAACTTGTATTTTATCTTTAATTTCTGATAATAAATTTTCCATATCTTTGGTAGAAAAGTTTATATTGCCTATGTCAACTTTCACACCATTTTGTAAATAATCTTTAATAAGATCTGATAGTTCATCAAAGTTGACTACATAGGAAGGTAATCCCATATTATTGCCACCTCCTATACATAATCTATTGTTTCTAATTTACCATGATTATCTTTAATTAATTGTATTGTTTTATTTGTATTATTAGGGTGCGTTGTTTTAATTCTATATACCTTACCTTCTGCATTTCTAATTAGTTCTTCTTGCCATTGCATATCTGTTCCATTAGCATATATAAATTTATATGCTTTATTATTACTATCTCTAATTATTCTACATGGATATTCGGGTAATTCCCCAATATATTTTGAATCTTCATTTGTATTTATTTGATTTTTGAAATTTCTTTTTCTTAATTCTTGATCTAAAATATAGACTACTGGTTCCCTAAAATTTTTATATCCCATATGTGCCATTTTAATCACCTACTATTGTTTCAATCTTCCACTGCCTATTTGGATACATTGATCATACACTTTTGTTTTATCTCGCATACCTTGTAATTGCAATGTATCTACATATGTGTCAGCATTTATTTCTGTACTTATTCCTACAATTAGATACCAGCCATTACCTCTTTGATTATTTACTAATTTAACTACTTGTCCTAAATCAATGTTAGGTATTCCAGCTACTGGTACTACATTTAAAGCAGTACTCTCTCTCCACATATCTAAAAATTTATGTCCTGCTACCTTTTGTTTTAATAACGAAGTACTAGCTAATGGATTATCAATTATGTCTACCCATCTTTCGCCATTTAAATAACTAGTCATAGCTTTAGATTCAAAAATAGAATATTTATCATTACAACAAATTTTTAATATATTTCTCATTAAACTAGAATCTCTACTAGCAGTTTCACTAGATAAATTAGTATCAACAGATAAAACATAATCATGATGATTTGCTTCATGATTTGATTCATTATAAGTAGGATATTGTTCTTCTAATACTATTGTACCGTTTTTGTTTGCCCTTATTCTAGCATACATAGTTTCTACTAAGTTACCAATTATATCATTATACATAGTACCTATTTCACATTCTAATTTAGGTACAGTATAATTAATTCCTCCATTTCTATAAAAACTACATTTTGCATCGGATACAACAGTAGAAATTATACCTGCTGCGGTTTTATTATAAAATTTTAATTCCTTATCACATAAATTTAACATTCTATAATACATATCATGACAAGTCATATCTATTGTTTTATCAAGTGTATTATAATCATATTTTTTAATTACACCTGTAAATTGAAGTACATCCTCTATATAAATTTTTACCTGTGCAAAATTATCTATTACACCTTGCGTTCCTCCTGCAAAAATAGCAGTAGGTAGATTTTCATATTGTGCTGTAATCGTAGCTTCAGCAGTAGGTGTAGTTAAATTTCTATTTATTTTCACTGACACTAAACAATGTTCTAATGTTATTTTATTGGCATCACCATTTTCAAAGGCCTGATAGCCATTTTTTTTATAAAATTCTACTTTACACTTTGCCATTATCTTTCACCCATCCACTAGCTTCATGATTACATAAAAGCTCTAAATTTATATAATATATATCACCTTCGATAGGAGTATCTATCTCAAACTTATTTTGTAAATATCCTTTGTATTGAATTCCAAATTCATCTACAAATATGAATCTACCTGAATAATTTTTTCTAAAGTTTAAAAACTTAGTTATATTACTTTGTGTCTCCTCATCATTTTCTCCTTTTATATTAAAAGCAACTGTAAATTCAATAATGCAATCACTTTTAATATTTTTTTCAAAATATGTGTATCCTTGTACTGTTCTAATACCCTTACGAAAATAAGCAGGACGAGGTGGCTTATAATTAGTTATTACGCCACCTGTATTTTTTTCATCCTCATAAAGCAAATCTACTTTAAAATCTTTTATTCTATTTAAGTCCATATAAGCCACCCCCTAATCTCTCAATACATCATTCATAAATAATCCTGTCATAACATTTTTCATAGAACTTTCTGTCATTTGTTTAAATTCATTAGCTATCTTATTAGCCCCTTCTTTATCTGCATTTGGTATAGTTACATACATTTTTATATCCTGTGTAAGTCCCATACTTTTATTCATGTTATTAGGTCCATATGGAGATGCATAAGTACCACCATATGCTCCACTAAGTGACATATTATTTAATCCATTAAAATTTGGTCTTACATTTCCTAATCCTTTAATTTTATTAGCTATACCTTTAAATTTATTCTCTATGGCGCTTTCTTGATTATCTATACCTTGTATAAGACCTTCTCCAATAAAATTACCATAATCAGCAAATACACGTGATGGAGAGTTTATTCCTAATAATTTTCTAAATCTACTGGATATTTCACTAGCTAGATTTCCTATTACCTGTCCTACTCTTCCAAACATAGCTCTTATACCATTTATAAGACCTTCAACTATATTTCTACCTATGTTGAAAAGTGCTCCTGCTAAATTACCTAATCCTCGAAATATATTAATCCAACCTTGTACAATTCCATGTAATATAGTTCCAACACCTCGAAATATTGCTATACATCCGTTTATTATGTTGTGTACCATTCCACCTACCCATTGAAGGATTCTAATAAATCCTTGAAATGCATGAATAGCCCCCTGTATGATTGAATTTATAACTCTACCTATTCCTTTAAATATATTTGCTATGAAATTTCCAAACCGGGTAGCATATTTTTTCAAAGTATCCCAATGTTTGATCACTTCATATACTATAAGTCCTATTGCTGCAATAGCAACTAAAATTAGAAGTGTTTTTGAAGTTATTATGGTCTTTAATAATCCAAATATCCCTCCAGCTTTCTTTAATTTACCAAATATACCTATCACATTATTTATAGTACCTACTAATTTGCTAAGTACCGTAAATGTTTTAGCAACTCTAGCTATTGACACAATTATTATTGCAATAGCGTTTTTTACAGGATTAGGCAATTTATTAAATGAATTCATTAATTCTACTGCTTTATTAGCTAACTTTGTAAATATTAGGATTAATTTATTATTCAATATAGGTACTAATTGATTATTAAATATAGGTATCAACTGTTTTACTATAGATGTTTGTAATTGTGCAAAAGAATCTTGTACTTTTTTTATGGAAGCTTGTATATCCTTTTGAATTTTTTCATAATTGCCCTTTGCAATATTAGCAGGGCCCTTTTTTGGGTTCTTACTCTTTGCTTCTTCAGCAAGAGTATTTTTCATACCAGTTTTTAAAAGATTTTGTGCTGCAGCACTGGGCTTCTCCATAGATTTTCCTATTTTGCTTAAAGTTCCTGCTTCTTTGGTTAATGCTTCTTGCAATTTTTCAATTCTAGTTTTTTCTTCCTCAACCTTATGCACAAATATTTCCAAATCTTTTCCAGCTCCATTAAGTGCTGTTTTAAATTTACTAGTATCTAATGTTAAATGAGCAACTGCCTCTCCTACATTTACTGCCATATTTTTTCTCACCTCCCAACTTTGGGAATAAAAAGCTTTCTAACTTCATTTAAATAATAGTCCAAATTTTTTATGACTTTAATTTCTTATCTTCCATATTCTTTATATTTATTATTTAGTTTTAAATTTATATAATATAGTTTTAATATTTATTTATGTTTAAAAAACAAAAGGTTAAAAGCTAACTTTTATTATTGGCATTTAACCACTGAATAACATCTTCATTATTAGTTTTATTTGTTCTATCTCCATCTATAAACTTAGGCTCTCTAGCATCTTCTTTACTAATCTCATTTAATATATAAACACAGGCTTCATCAAAGCAAAAGGCTTCATAATCATTAGTCAATCCTATAATTTCACTAGGCCTTTGTCTATATTGTTTACTTATTGATATTACACTCAGTATTCTCTGACTCTTCACGAAAGGAGTCTAATTCACTAACACCTTCCTGTGTATAATTAAACAATGCTACTATTTGTTCATCTGTAAGCTCTAATTCTACACTTTTTAAATCTTCTATAGAAGGTTCTACAAGTGCATTCTCAGCCATAATATACATAACATCTGTCATTTGTGTTAAGTCAACATTCTCTTTCGAACTCTGTTTACCATAAAATAATTCCTCTGCTGCACTCAATAACTTGTTAGGTACAACTCCTTTTCTTACCAAATTTAAAAGAGATACTCTTTTAACTCTAGCATTAAAAGGTATCCCTTGCCCAAATTGTGGTAGCTGAATCACTTCACCTTGAGCTACTTTTTTTAAATCTTCTATATTAGTTACTTTTAAATCCATTTGTTATACCCTCACTATCTAATTTTTATTGTTTTAAATTCTGTGGATAATGCTGTGGTTTTACCACTTCCATCTAATTTATTTATTTCTTTAGCTTCAGCAATATAAACTGTATCTATTGCTAAAGAATCAGGTACAAATGTCACTATTTTCTTAGTATCATCTATAGTTACATTTCCATTTACTCTAGAATTATCAGATTTTCTCTTTATAATAAAGTTTTCTAAGTTAACATCATCTTGATTAATTTGATTTGAAAAACTCCACACTATCCTGTTAGTTATACTTACCCCTACATCTGGGTTTTTATTTTCTACTTCTCCACCTTCTACTCCTATATCTTCAATTGGAGTAGATTCTCCTGGCTTTTGTCCATTATTATTTTCTTCTAATTTATTTATAAATTCTATTTCTACAGGTTTTTCATTTCTAAATGGTATACTTTCAGCCTCATATGAAGACACTAGAAATTTTCCATCTTGAATTTTATATTTAGCTGGCTTACCTTTACAATGCTTATACACGAACTTAACATATCCTGTGGTTCTAGAATAGTCTTTTTCCTCTGTAAATATTTCCATAGTGAATGGATGTCTTTCTACTGCTATACCTACTTCTGTTCCACAATATTTATTATCTTGTATAGTTCCTCCATCTATTAAAGCCATAGTTTCTATATTAAATAGATTGTCCTTCATTTTTAACTTATAACCTATAACAATATCATCTGTTTCATTTATTCCATAAATTTTATTTTTAATCCTTAATATGTCTCTTTTACCTTTACTGTTTATAGGTTCTATATCTATTTCATTACTTGTTTCTATTGTATGTTTTGTATTTGTTACCTCATCAATAAAATTAACTTTCACAACATTAACTAAAGTTTTTCCATTTGTCATTAAATTACCTCCTTAAACTTTTAAATTGTTGATATTCTATGCTTGTAGTATAGGCTTGTACATCATAATCTATAATGCTTGGTGTTTCATTCCCTGTAGGCCTAAGATCTTCTATTTTTTTTAGAGCTTCTTTTAAATTCTCTACATAAAATTCCATAGTGGAATATTGGTCCATAGGGCTATAGACTATAATATCAAATAGTTTATAACCAGATATATTTCCAACTAAGGCATGGACACCATTTTCCCTTATAACTACATAGCTTTCTGTACATTTGTTTCTCTTTTGTCCAGGAGCATACACGTTATATCCTAATTTCTTTAAATATAAATATACCTTTTGCCATAAAGTTTCTGGTATAACATTATTAATTATATCTTGCTGTATGCAATCCCCTGGAACCTTGTAATTAAATTTAGACATTTACATCACTTCCCAAATAAATTACTCATCCCCTTAAGTATTTGTGGACTCAGTTTATCTATAGTTGGTTTTAATATTGCATATTTTTTATCATTACATAACTCTAAAGACGGATAGTAATCCTCATTTCCAGTAATATAAATATTACACTTATCGCCTTTCCACTGTTTTCCACCTTTAATTGTTTCAATATCCTTACCTGATTGATCCTTCCAAGGTGCATTTTTTTTAGCATCTTCTTCTAGTTTCTTTGCAGCAATATCTGCATACCTACTTATAGCAGTCTTAGATTGAGTTTCAAATTCAGATAATCCATCAATAATACCATCTATATTTACTTCAAGTTCTCTCATATCATCACACCCTGTTTAATATCATATCAAATACTAGGTTTTGAATATTCCCTGTGTCAACTATTTCATACTTAGTTCCATCTAATATAAAATAATCATCTTTTTGTATTTTAGAGCTTACATCATTATAACTAATTAATAATTTGTCATTATACAAATTATTAACTTCTAATCCCTCTATAGAAGTTGTAATTATATTACTATTATTTTTATAATAATATCCTTTTATAGTGCATACATATACTTCATCTAGTTTTTCTTCAAAAGCATTTTTATCTATTCTTAATATTTTTATTTCTCTTAATAAATCTCTTTTTTCTAGCTGTTCATATATATTTTTGCTTATTTTTGCCCTATTTATGTTATTCATTAATGTTCATCAACTCTTTCCATAGAGGTTTGATTCCTTAGAATCTTTTGCTCTTCTTTGAAATGTTCCGCTAGGGTTAACCAATAGGCTCTATTACTTTGTAACTTTATATCTGCAACTTCTATTCCATCATCTGCAATTGCTTTTAGAATACACCCTTTATAACTTGCTTTTTCTACATCATTATTATTGATTTCTAGTAGCAATTCTAGCTCTTTATCCTCAAAATAAGGATACTGTTTTTCTTGTAAATTAAATTTCAAAATCTCTAAAGGTGTTCTCAC